TCTACAAATAGGGATGACATTATTAAACGCGCTCTGCGTTTGATTGGTGCAATCTCTCAGGGAGAAACTCCCACAGTTCTACAGGTTTCAGAAGCTGCCACTGCTCTTAATAGTCTTGTTAAGGCTTGGGCTGCTGATGGTATGCCTCTGTGGGCAATTACAGAAAGAACTCTTCCTCTGGTTTCTGGACAAGCTGTTTATTCTGTAAGTAATCCTAAACCACTTAAAGTACTACAAGCATGGAATCATAACACTACTTCTAATGTAGATGTTCCTATGCGAATTATTACCCAAGCGGAGTATAACATTCTAGGTAATAAGACAAGTTCTGGTAATCCTATTCAGGTTTATTATGATCCTCGTCGTAATAATGGTGAAATGCATTTGTTCCCTGTACCAAGTACAACAGAACAAACAGCAAATAATATTCATTATGTTTGTCAGATTCCTTTTGAGGATTTCAATTCTGCTACAGACGAGCCAGACTTCCCACAAGAATGGTATGATGCAATTACCTATGGTCTTGCTACACGACTTGCTCCTGAATATGGAGTTCCTATTGCAGATCGTAAAACACTCTGGCAAGAAATGTCTATCATTAAACAAGAAGCTTTGAACTTTGGTCTAGAAGAAGGTAGTATGTTCTTTCAAGTTGATCGTCGTTCTTGGTAAAGGAGTAAGTTATGGCACTACCGGGAATGGACTTACAATCCCAATATAACCAGACACTACAGAATACTATTGGTCAGAGCCAAGCTGAACGCCTTCGCCAAACTCGTCAACAACAATCCATTGCTAACACTGATTGGCAACAGCGGGGTGTTGGTGAGGGTGCTAAACGCATGGCAGGTTTTCAGGAAGTTAATCCTTCTGCAATGCCTAACATGTCTGATGAAACACGTTCCTTTATTCAACCACTTCTTGGTAACTATCAGGAGGGGGGTAAACAAGTTGAAGGGTATTATGGTTCTGACAATCCTTATACTCAAGGTGGGTTGGAAAGTCTTTTAAGTAAACAGGGATACGCTCGTGCGCCTAGTTCATTAGGAGAACAATTTAAATCTGTTGGTCTTAAACTACCTAATGCATATGGACAAGATTATTATAACGCTTCTCATGAAGATGTTGGTAATAAAATCTCTGCCTATCAAAATGAGCAAGCTATAAAACGTGCTGATTATGATCGACAACAATCTCAAGCACAGGCACAACAAGCTGCTAATCAAGCTCTCATTGATGAATTGTATAGTGGTGTAACAAGTTCCACAGCAGATTGGCAAAGTCGTTATGCTCCTGCAAAAGCATCTATTGAAAAATACACTGGATATGGATTTAGACCCGGTGAGAACAATGGTGATTGGTATTGGAATGCAGGTGATCCCGGTATAGGGAATACAATGATGGGTGTTAGACCTGAGATTGATGAAGCAACTGGTCTACGTACTTGGAATAATGGGTATGTTCCAGAGATGTCTGCCAATGATAAGTTTTTGGCTGGTTATCAGGATGATGGTTGGGGTTCAATTATACAGAACCAAAATCGCGATCCAAATGGATACAAAGTTGTCGAACAAGCTGACGGAACTAAAACTGCTATTTACAATAGTGGCAAGATTGTTAAAGACTGGGACAAGAACTCTGGTAAACATACCGGCGGTTTTTGGTTAAACAAAGACAAGAACAATCCAATGGGTGTAACATTCAATCCACTCATCGGTTATGGTTATTCAGCATTCGATTCACCAAAATCAGGTCTTGGTAAAATCATGCCTGCTCTCACAATGACTGCTCTTGGTGCTATGTTTGGTGGGGCAGGTGCTTTAGTTGGTGGTGGTGCAGGTACTGTGGGGGGCGCTATTGGTCAAGGCATCGGTGCCGCTATCCCAAGCACAGTACAGACAGGTGCTTCTACTGGTGATTGGGGTAAAGCTTTAAGTACTGGCGGAATTAACGCATTAGCTGGTGGATTAGGTGGAGCCTATGGTGGCGATCTAGCTAAAACTCTTGGACTGTCTGGTACAACTGGAACAAACATTGCCAAGGGTTTAATTAGTGGAACTGTTAATACATTAGGTAAATCTGCTCTTGGTGGTAGTCTTGATTATAAGAATGCTCTAACAAATACCTTGTCTAATATTGCAGCACCATATCTTGGTGATCTAACTAAGAATGCTGTAGGCGGAACTGGTGGTGATATTCTTGGTGGTGCTGTTGGCGGGTTTAGTGGGAATGCTCTTAAGAATATTTTACAAGGCAAATCACTAGACATTGGAACAGCCTTGTCTACACTCCAAGGAGCTACTGGTGGTTTAGGTAAATTGTTTAGTAATACAAACGAAGACAAACAATCTGTAAATGGTCCAACAAGTTTGGCACGGACACTACAAGGAGTAAAGAATGGCCCAGCAGCAACGTCCCGGAGAACGTAAGAAAGTTCGTCTTCCTCTTATTGGGGCATACTCCAATCGTTCCAATAGCGGAAACACTGACCAACGTTTCATCAATGCATTTCCTGAAACTCGCAAAGTAGAGCAACTAGAAAATACCCGTATTTATATTAACAAACGTCCGGGTCTAGTCGAACTTTGTAATGTTGCTGGAGATGGTTTAGGTAGAGGATTGATTCATTTCTATGATAACTTCTATGCCATTATTGCTAACAAAGTTTATAAGGTAACAGACGATGGACTTACAGTTACAGAAAAGATTACTTTACCCAGCTCAACTGGCCCATGTGGGATTATCAGTTGCAATTCATCTGTCTTGGGTGACTACTTATTTTTGTGTGATGGCACCGTTGGATGGATTGTTAAAAGCGACCACACAGTTACACAAATAACAGATGTAGATTTTCCTACACCACATGTTCCATCTCCAACCTTTATTGAAGGTTATGTTCTTGTAGCTAAGGGCAGTGATGTGTTTAACTGTGATCTAGATAATCCACTTTCATGGCAATCAGATCAATATCTTTCTGCTGAAATGTTTCCTGATCCTGTATTAGCTCTTGCTCGACAGAATAATCAAGTAGTTGTTCTAGGTGAATCCTCAACAGAGTTCTTTTATGATGCTGCTAATGCTGCGGGTTCCCCTCTTAGTAGAAACGATGCTGGTGTGATTCAGTTTGGTATTGCAGCACCACACGCTATTTATCAGAACGAACAGTTCTGTGCATGGGTAAGTCAGTCAGCTTCTGGTGGTCGTGCTGTGTGGAGTCTATCTGGTTTTAAACCTAACAAGATTTCAGATGAGTTCATTGAACGTATTATTGATGCTGAAACAAACATTGAACAGATTTCTGGATATGGTTTTCGTACTAAGGGCCATCTATTCTTCTTAATTAATTTACCATCACAACATCGCACACTTGTGTATGATATGGATGAAAAGATGTGGCATGAATGGTCATCTTGGACAGCTTCACTAGAACATGAAGTGTTCTTGTATAACCATGTTGCAGACAAAGGTGACGGTGCTGCATATCTACTAAGTTCTGTTCATGGTGATATTTATAGATTGGACCCTAATGCATACCGTGATGAACTCGATCCGATCACTGTTGAAATTGTTACAAACAAATATGATATGGATACCTACAATCGCAAGTTTGGTTCTGTCGTTCGTTTGGTTGGTGATAGTTATACTACAACAAATCTTGTAGGATTGTCTTGGACAAATGATGATTATCAAACATGGTCAACTGAAGTAAGCATTGATATGAGTGATGGTTATCCAGCATTCCAGCGACTAGGTTCTTTTAGACGGCGTGCTTGGAAACTTCGTCACAACTCTAACCAACCGTTGCGACTAGAATCGTTGGAACTTGTCTATGATGAAGGAACTTCGTAATGGCTACTGGACTACCACCACCTCCGATTAATGATCAACCGGGTTCCTTTACATGGCTTGAATGGTATAGACAATTACGTAATTATATTTCAACCAATGGTTCTGTACCTTGGTATGTGATTAACTTCGCTGGTTCTAATATAACTGATATTGCTACACGGGACCATGATCAATTGCAGAACATTGATGGTGGTACGGCTGGTGAGCATTACCATTTAACTGCAAATGAAGTTAGAAATGCTAGGAATACGCTGGAACGAGTTGTTCCAACAACAGGGTTTACAAATACTATTGCAAACACAACTTCGTATTATGTAATTGAACCTGCTGGAACACTTGCAACTGGTACACTAACAATGCCAGCCTCACCTGTAAATGAGCAAGTAGTTACAGTGACATCTACACAGGAAATCACAGCTTTAACACACAGTCCAAATGCTGGACAAACACTAAATGGTGCATTGACTACTATAGCAGAAAATGGAAATGCGTCTTGGATATATAGAAGTGCCAACACAACTTGGTATAGAG